GGAAGTTCATCATATTCCAGAATTTTATTGCGGGTGAATGTGAATGTACCTCTTGCGCTAAGTTTTACCTTGCCTATATTTTGATGAGCGTTCACAGACATGTCAACACCTCTGTTGCGAACCTTACCGAAGTTTTGCCACGGATCGTCTCTCAGACCGCCAAGCTGGGGAACAGTCTGACGTTGCAGCAGAATCTGGCTTCTGGTAGAATCGAAGTAATCAAAGATAACTTCAAGACGGTTGTCAAACAAGCCGATATCGAAACCGTAGTTTTGTTTGTCTTCTACTTCCCATCCCAAGTAAGGAGCTGCAAAACGTCCTTCTATGATGCCGTTGCCGATACCGTTCAGACCGCCTCCGGTATCATTGTAACCTTGTGTAAAACCTCCGGCATCCATTTTGTAGGTCGGACGGTACAAGAAACGGGTTCCTCCTGTATTGTCGTTACCGGCACGTCCGACAGAGGCTCTTAATTTGAGTTTGGGGACATACTTTTTGATCACTTCCGGGTAGAAAGACTCATTGGAAATGTAGTAGGCGAGACCTACTGCCGGGAAGAAACCGAAACGGTTGCCCGAAGCAAATGCTTCTGAACCGGTGTATCCGAAGTTGCCTTCAATGAAATAGCGTCCGCCGTAACCGTAAGTTAAACGTCCTACCAGACCTTGCTTACGATAGGGAAGTGCTACATTGTGATATTGGGTTTCCTTTTGCATGTACAATAGCATGGCACCTACTTCGTGCTGGTCGAACGTACGTTTATAGTTGATGGCAGCATCTATGTAAATCTTCTTGGTTGCGCTTGTCGCACTATTCTTAGGGTCCTGCAATTCAGGGTTTCCGGATACGACTGTGGCAAATAATAGATTGCCGTTTTCATCGCGTCCCGTAGCATGATATCTTGTCGGATTATATTCACG